TAATCATTACCATTCCGCCGTTACGCTGATCTCCATCGCCGGACGTGTTGCCTTCAATGCAGAGAACGCTTGTCGTGCCAACCTTGATTACGATTCCGATGTGACTGATTCGATCAATTCCATCATGTGGAAAGTCCATAAAGCACAAATCACCTAGCTGCGGCCTATCTTCGATCCACCGGCCAAGCTCTTTCATCTTATGTGCGCCCAGAGCCGTTGAAACCATTGACGGAATCTTGACTTTTGCCTGATCAAATACCCAGTTGCAGAACGATCCGCACCAGGGCAGTCCGTCGGCCTTTGTGAACTTGCCGTACTTCGTCAGATTCTCGCCAGTCTCAACAGTACCGACTTCAGCTAGTGCGACTTCGATGATCCGAGCAGAAGTACCGTCTGGATAATTACTCATCAGCCGTAGGAATCTCCGTCAAATGTTCCACCTGTTGCTCATCATAGTAAGCCTTAGTCATTGAGGTAAACTCACCGTTCCCGTGGTCAATGACCGCGTGTTCCACGCCTTTTTCATCTATTACAAAAGTTACATTGTCCATTGTCATCTCCTAGAGTTCGGCACTAAAACCAATAAAGGCGGTGGCACTATTATCTGCGCGTACTGTTGCAAATGTAGAAGCCGTCAAACCAGATGCAACGGTATAATTAATAGCAACAATTTTTGTGCCAGTTCTGTCGGAGATAGTTGTATTTGTAACCGTCTGAGATGTGTTGGTGGTTTCTACTATCAAAGTGCCGCCACGGTCTACCGCTGTTGGATAGGTTCGCAATTCAACAGGCAAAGTTGTATAAACAGCCGCATTAGTTGTTGAGGTACATAATCCTGATGGTGCCATTAATGCATAAGCACCTGATGTTGAAGCATTAAATCGCACATAGTAACGCTGACAAGCGGCTAATTCCCCTTGGATACTTCCACCTGCGCGGCTGAATTGTGTGGCGATTGCACCCACTTCAACCTGCACGCCTGTCACCTCAAAGTAATCATTAACTCCAGCAGTACCAGTAGGAGCATAATTAAGAATTACTGCCAGTTCTGTTGCGGTTGATGCAACGGTTCCAGTAATTGAATAGCGAACCCAAGTAGTAGTAATAGCGTTAGTTGCTGTTCCTACAGTTGCTTGTCCTGTGTAGCCACTAGTCATCCAAGATTGGTCTGTTCCAGTTCCTGAATAAAGAGTTGCAACAAGATTGGAACTCGTTGCTGAATAATTAGCACCTGCACGAGCATAAAACGACAAAGTTACTGTTTTTCCAGCATAAGGAATTGCATTAAAAGACTCAAAACTAGAACCTAAATAAAGTGAATTAGTGGAAGTGTTTCCTGAGTCGCGTTGAACTCTTGCACAGTATTGGACAAAAGGAAGATTTGTTGTGTCACCTGTTACCTGTCGTGAAACTGTATAACCTGCTACACCTGAACGACCTGCTTGCCATCTGTCGGCTGTGTATGGATTTCCAGTAGTGCCAACAACAGAAGTCCCGCGTTGCCAGTTATCAAAACCTCCGCCAATGCAACCGTTGCGACCCGCAGCCATAGAACCTTGATAGCGCAAGCCTGTTGATGTGGAACTATCGGCTACAAGAGTTTCACCGTTTGATCCGACCGCTAGGCGTGCATCGACTGTTGTAAAGGTAAAGAGATCGCCTTTAGTTGTCAGTGGTGTCTGATCGGTAGGAGTGACCCACGTAAAGTCCATATTGGTCGCGCTTGTCTTAGATAAGACTTGGCCTGTTGTGCCACCAAGCAGCTCTGACATCGATGTGTCTACGGCTTGGCCGAAAGTGTTGAAATCAGCTGGGAGATTCGTAACGAGACTTGCGCTCGTCGGCATGACCCAGCCGAAGTAGGTAGTTGGATTTGCCATCGTTTCTCCTTAATTGACGACTAACGCGTCTGCGTAGTCAAGTGTAGGGCTGAGTGTGTTGAATGTTTCGGCGACACTTACATCTTGCCACTCCATCGCCTGGAGTGAGAATGCCAGTGGCGACACGATAAGAGTGATTGAGAGCTCATTGAAAGAAGCTTGAAATCGCCAGCCCTCGACGAAGCCCAAGAAGTTTCCAGATTGCATATTGACGGGCAGATTGGAAAGCGAAATAGGCTGACCCATAAACACGTTAATAAGAGCATCACGATCTGCATTGTCCACTTCTGGATTGGTCAATGCAAAAGTAATGGATTCTAGAAATGCCTGTGGCTGAGCTCTTAGCGTCAGATAGAAGTCGGCTTGGTCGTTAGCATCGGCCGCGTGATTGAGCGATGTCGTAATCTGTTGCGCCAATTTCCCATAAAGTGCGATTGAAGCTGCGTCAGTTGCCGTCTCTGTTCCTGACTTCCAGACGATGGAGACATCGTTGCGAATGTCTCCGGCCTTAGTCTGGATCTTAATTCCACGACCTAGAGCTTGATTTGCATCGAGATCGGTGTAGCCATTATTGGCTAAGTAAGTAGAACGATGTGTGGAATCTGCATAGGAGATAAGTCCAGACGCGTCCTCGTATAAATAACCAAGTCCAGAAGTCGCAAGGTCGGCCACCAGATTCCAAGTGACTGTCTGACTAGATCCGCGATTGGCCAGCTCATAATTGCCTGGACGATCTATCTCTCCAAGTCCAGTATTTTCAGCAGTAGCCCATGTTGTAGTTGCTGGCGTGTAATTTGCCCAAGTAAGAGCTGCTGGAACCTCTGACCAGTTATTGACCAGTAGATCCTCAAGGATTTTATAAATCTGGTCGCCATCATAATCTACTGATAGGACTCCCAAAGTTAAAGCCTTCTGGAGCCTTGAAAGTGCTCCTAGAGCCGTGATGGTGACTTCCTGAGTAATTGCCACTGAACCAGTCTGTGAAACTGTCACGGCAACGTCCACGATGCTTCCGCCAAAAATTGGCACGTAAGCACCAGCAGTGTCCTTGACTTGGATTGATACGGCGTCATTGATTTCGGCAGTGATTGCGCCAAGATTGAGATTGATTAAATTGATTGTGCAATAACCAGCTTGAGCCTGTGTGTAGATATTTGTGCGCCCTGATGTAATTGAAAGATTGGCTAGAACGACGTCAGTGTATTCAATGCCTTCAATTAAGACTTTCCATTCTGGAGCCCACTGTGTCATTAGGCTATTACCAGATTACCGCCGCCACCAGTGCCGCGATAGAAAGAATCGTTGAGAGTATCCACGATTGTTCGTGCAGTGCCTTCCTTATCAAAAGCGCCATTGACCGTCAGATTGATCGTTGTTCCCATGCTTTCGGCTTCTGCTTTTCTAAATGTGCCGACGTTAAAGGAACCGGCGACAACGCCAGCAGCACCAGCGGCCGCCGACGATACGCCAGACGATGTTGCCGTAGATCCTGTTCCAGTAGAAGCCGAAACACTGGGAACCGAAATTGTAGGAATGCTTGCTGCCGATGTAGTTGTCTTTGGAATTGTGACACTTGGAACGCTGATTGATGGAGCTGAAATCTGTGACACGTTAGGCAAGAACGGAATTGAGTTATAGACACGAATGAGAGCATTGATGCCGGCCACGGCTCCAGAGATCAATGAGTTTAGGCCAGAGATAACCGCGCCGATAACGTTAATGATTCCGCCGGCAATCTCGCCGACAACCTTGAACGCGCCGCCTAAGACTGTGACCAGAACTGGCACGACGTACTTCTGAATAAATCCGATGAACTCTGTAAAAGCCTCTTTGTTGTTATCGATTGCGTCAGTAATTGGCTTGAAGAAATCCGCAAATTCGCCAAGAGCCGGAACAACTTTGTTCACAATGAAATCGACAAGCTGCTGAATAATTGGCAGAAGTTTTGCACCGACTGATTCTTTAGCTTCATCAAAGGTAACTTTAAGAATCTCTAAGCGTCCGGCAAATGTATCTGCGTTAGCTGCTGCGGCGCCACCAAATAGATCTGAAAGCCTTTCTTGCGTTTCTTCAAATGACATTGCCTTGAGCTCTGCCGAAGATAGTCCAATGCCTAGTTTGCCAAGAGCTGCCGTGTTGCCGTCATAGGCTTTGCCAAGTGCGTTTGCTACAGAATCTAAGCCCTTGCCTGTAGCTTGAGAGATGTCTAGTGCAAGATTAAGAAGATCCTGCGCCTTTGTGACATCAGATGTCGAAAGAGACAACCTCTGCAAAGCCGGCCTTAATTTCTCGTCTGCAACACCGGTGGCCAGCGATGTTTTAAGAATTTGCTTTTCGACTGATTTGATCATGTCATCGGTTGCACCAGTTGCATTCTTTAGGGCAGTGGCCAGTCTTATCTGAGCAGCTTCATCTTCAATCGCGGCCTTGACTCCATCGACTGCAAGCTTTATGGCATAAGCTCCAGCAGCAGCACCGGCGGCTGCGAACGCTAGGCCAGCTTTTTTGCCAAAGTCTGAAACCTTGTCGCCAAAAGTTTGAATTTCTTCCTGTGAACCTTTTATTCCTTTTTTAAGATCATCAAAGTCAGCATCGAAAGTAATCTTGACCTTTGGAATGCCTGCCATTATTTGAGCCTCAAATCGTTAATGATTCCTTGAACAATAGAAATATACTCCTGCGCAACGACTGGAGTGTAGAAGTCCACGCTTTTATTCAACC